TACCTATGACAAGATAATCAACTACACATACACCTACCGTCAGGACTACCCCGAACTGCCTGCAACGGCAACGGCTGACTACAACCCCGCGCTGATCTACACGGCTCAGTACGACGAGAGCGGAGACACACCTGTTTTGACTGGTTGGGCGATGGGTGGTCAGACCTACACCACATTGCCCGCTACTCGCACGGTGACAGAGAGTTACTACGAGCCGCTGATGAAGCAGGCGGTGGCTGCTATGCCATCGACTGGTTATTACGTCTATCTCTGCCCGACAAGCATGACTATCGTTGTTAGCGGCTACACAGCAACGGTGAGCGGAGGTGTGGCTCTGGTGGTTGGTCTTGGTATCTTCAAGAACATCGCCACAAACTTCATTGGTGCCCCAGGTCAGGCTGTCATCGCACAGGCATTCGCTCAACTGCTGAGTGAGATTGAAGGACTGAAAGCCCAGCTCGACAACCTCGGAGAGACACGCGCTGTCTGCATCAATTCGGAAGACGTGCCCAAGGTACAGAACTATCCGATGATTGTTTACGGTGACGGTGCACCATCAGCACCTAACGTGCCAGCGTTTATCGGTCAGAAGTATCTGGACGCAACTAATAAAAAGGAATACACCGCCTTCAGTGTGACCAACTCAATCAGCGACTGGGTACTTCTCAATTAAGAGTTAAGAATTAAGAGTTAAGAAATAAAAAAGGACAAAGATATGGCTATTAAAAGTTATCCCAACAAGCAGGCATACGATGCCGCTGTGAAGCCGACGATTGAAAGTCAGGTTTCGATGATAGAGACTACACGCGAGATTATAGTGGACGGCGTGAACGTCATCACCACCAGTCCATCCATCGGTGATTTGGTGTTCCTGAATGAATCTAACGAGATTACCTATGTGAAAGGTGGCTCATGGATTCAGAGGGCCATTATTCCAAGCGCATGGGTACACGTGGGCTATGTATATTTCCGTAAAGGTCGTCAGGTAGGTGTGATTGATAAGAATGCGGCCGATTTGAAGTATCTGGACGTGTGTCAGTATTCACTGACCAACTTCACCAATACATCCGTCAACCTGAAGCTGCGTATGGCTCCGAACTACGATGTAGAGACCAGCATCGACGTGACGCTTACATCGACCAACATCGACGCCACCACCGCTGCCGAGATTTCAGCAGCCGTTGCATCCAAGGCTGCCGAGGTTGGCGATACGAATGCGTGGTGGGCTTATCTGGCAGATGCAGACGGCAATAAGGTGGATTCGGACGGTACGCAGATTATCGTTCAGTGCGACGTGTGCGTAACATGGCAGACGCAATACTACTATGGTGCGACGGGTTGTACCATCGCATTGGCATCGTGGGGCGATATGCCCGAGAACTCAGAATACTGGCGTGGGGAGCGCGGGTTCTATACGAGCTATTGTGGCGTGATGAATATCGCTCGCACCAAAGCGTGGGCAACCAGCAACGGGCGTGTACCATCGACTAACGAGCCCGTAGGTCCACAGGCCGGCAACAGCGAGCCTGTGCGTCCATCAGCATTCGAGACGTCAGAGTACTGTGCCGACCTCCGCGCTGCATACAAAACCTACGAGGAATATCTGGAAAAGTGCTACGCTGTGGTATGTCCGCAGAAGTACGGATGCTTTTCGCTGCCCGACGGCAAGGCTATGGCCAAGCGTTACGCGCAGAAGACCGCGCCCACTAAAGACGGAGACACGAAATATAAGTACCCATCATTGTACTACGTCTATAATCGCTCGTATGGCGTCGCGGGTCTCGACTTTGGAGATTGGCACCTGCCAGACGTACTGGAAGGTACACAGCTGATGAAGGATGCGTGTATCGAAGCTCTTGCTCCCAGCGTCAGTAAGATGGGCACAACATCCATCGACAATGGCACGAACCGGTGGTTCGCCACGAGGTACGGCGCCGACGACGCTTGGATCTTCTATGGCTACAACGGCTTACTCTACACCTACGGCGTCAATGGCGCGCTCCGGTCACAGGCGGTCGCGCTTTTAGAAATTGATTAACTCTTAAAATAGGCTCTCACGTCATCGCGAAAGCGTGACGTGAGGCCCTTACTCTCAACGTGAAACAATATAACGATTACGACGAATATCTGCAAGATGCCTACGAACAGCAGACGGACAGATACGCCAAGATAAACAATGAACGAACACAAGAAACCACGCGGTCATAAGGCGCACAATGATAAGGACTCGATTCTGGCAGATGCCAAGAATCTTCTTTATATTTTATATCCCGCCATTCAGCGCATGCCAAAGATAGAACGTATCGAAGGTGCGCCGGTAGAGATGAAGAAGGCAGTACAGAACATTATCCGCCATTTCTCCATCGCAAAGGAGTGTCAGGAAGTCAGGCAGGAGCGTATTCGCGAAATGTTTGGTGAGTTCGGTATATTGTTGGCAAACTTCGAGCTCTGTATCGTTCAAGGTCTTCTGACAGATAAAGACAAACTGAGTATCGCTATGCAGTTGGAACGAATAGAGGAAGGTGTTAGGAAGTGGAGAAATGCGGCACGGTCGCTTAAACGTCAGGAGCAGCAGACGGTCAGCCCAAACGGACAAGAGGTTGCTGTCAGACATGAATAAGGTAAAAGGGAGTCCGGCTATCATTCATAGCAGAATCATAGATGCGACTCCGACCCGCACGAACCGGTGGTTCGCCACGAGGTACAACGCCAACAACGCTTGGATCTTCAATGGCAACAACGGCAAACTCAACAACAACAACGTCAATAACGCGATCCGGTCACAGGCGGTCGCGATTTTACTTTTATTCTCTGTATTACGCTTTTATCGATGACTGATGTACCGTTCTTTTCGATGTTGCTCGGCCTGATGTTCTCCACCAGGGGAAACAAGCGTTACGGGCGTGATTCGATGGCCTTCGAAGTGAATTGGCCACCGCTGCTTGTTCGCATGATGCACGAGCTCACGGGAAGAACATTCCGAATACTCCACAACTACACCTTCCTCACTTCAATACCCAAGTGGCGCGAGATATTCGCAACGGAGTTCGCTGGTCGGTTAGCCGACCATTTATTATGCGACACACTAAAGCCATATATTGAGCGGACGCTGCACCCTCGTACATTCAACAACCGCGAAGGCATGGGTTCGCAAGCAGCCATGAACCAGGTGATAGAAGACATCTGCGAGGTGTCGCAAGGTTATACCAAGACGGCATGGATAATCAAGTGGGACTTGGCGGGATTCTTCCCGAATGCCGTCTGTACCCACATGGAATATGGATTCGTCCGCGTGGTTGACACATACCAGGACGAAATAGCCGCGCAATACGGCGAGTGGATGCCGTCGTTCTTGAAGTGGTTGGCAATGGTCACAATCCATTGTTGTCCTGCAAAGCATTACGAGCGACGCACACCCAAATACCTATGGGAGCAACATATCAAGCCCGAGAAGTCAATACTGAATAAACCCGACGGCATAGGCGTGCCAATCGGTCGCATGTCATCACAAACGGGAATGGGACTTTATATCAATGACGAGGTGCGCTGGTTGAATGATGAGTGCGGCATCCGCACAACTGTATTCATGGATGATGGCGTGATGATAGTACCCGACCGGCTGAAGTCTTACGCACTGTCGCTACTTCCAGAACTACGTCGCAGATTTGCAGCCAAAGGCGTAAAGATGAACGACCACAAATTCTATTGTCAGCAGCACTGGAAGGGTCTTGAATTTCTGGGCAGTCACATCCATCCGTGGAGCATTATACTGAATGATGTCACATGGTCGCGGTGCATCGCCAGGATAGAGGAATACAACCAAATGACAACGGTCGATAAATACAGAGAACTCGACCGTTTTATTTCGACCGTAAACTCATACACGGGACTGTTGAAAAACCGCACATCCTACAAGCGTATTATGACACTGAAAGACACCATCGCCGATGAATGGTGGCAGTGGCTGGATTGGGACCAACGGCGGCTCTGCGTCATCAGTAAACCCCAGCATAGTTTTCGAGCAAGGGTAAATGAGAAGTATCATTTAAAATTAAAACGAATATGAAAAAGTACGAGATTAACGCGCTTATCAACGAGCAGCAGACCATCATCCTCGACCGTGAGGGTAAGTTGACCGCAACGGATTATATCGCCGCCAAGATTGCGGAGGGCAAGGCTACCAAGACGGAATATGCCGACAAGATAGCCGAGCGTCAGCAGTGGCGCGACGACATCAACGCAGCTAAAGCTGAGATTGAACGTCTGGAGGCTCTGGAGCCTGATCCTGAAGAAAAACCCGAAATAGAATCCTAAAGAAATTTAATATCGGATGAATGCTATTAAAAAGATATAACATTCATCCGATTATTCTTGCAAATTTCGTAATTTTGCGGAGTGAAGGGGTGTAAGTTCTTAATGTATGTGATACATAAGAAAGATGGGAGGCCGCTGCCTCCCTTTTTTTGAAGTCATAATACTATAAAAACACTATTAGCAATGGTATAGATTACCAGGTAGAAGCATAATTGTCGAGCCATTCTGTCGAGAGACTGACGGCTGTAGTTCTGTTAGATGAAAATAGAGGTCCTGTGAACGATGTCACGCGGTTGCGTTTTAGTGGTACATCGGTTAGTGATGCAGAGCCAAGGATGGTGTTGTCGCTCTTCTTTGAAACGATTGCAACATCTGTAATCCATTCCTTAGTACTCGAAAAGCTAAAGATTGACGCTTCGATTCCCGTCTGTCCGATGTATGATGCAGGGATGTTGATGGTGATAGCCTGCGAGGCAATGGCAGCGGTCGGATCTCCAGTGGTGTAGTTTATGCCGTAGTACCAGGTGGATGGTGTCATGTTGATGGTGGGCGCACCTTCAGGAATCGCGTCGGTGAAAGCGATGGTCAGTTTCGTCACACAACGGTCGAGAGTGACGGTGCGTGATCCATTCGACGAAGCCGTGACACTGATGGCAACATCCTTCCAGAACGTGTCGCGCACGGTGGAGAATGTCAGTGTATTCGCGTCGGTGTCGAGTATAGCACCAATGCCACGGCTTGCAACAAAATAGATGTGATGATTTCCGACAGCAAAATTCAGCGTTGGCGTACCGAAATCCTCGTCTGTTGATACTTGGTGAATCTGTTGGGCAAGGGTGGTGCCGATATAGTCGAGCACCCACAAGTCAGTCATGCTTTTGCCGTCGGCTTCGAGGTTACGGGTGAAGGGGCGCATTTCAAAATCACCCCGACAGACGAAGTTGATCGTGGTGAGGTCGCCGATACTGTCGCCATTGATACCAATATCCAACCGAGATTCAGGGAGTTCTGGACAGTCCTCGCGGGAGCATGAAGTGAGAAACACTGCCATCAGCGCGATGGCGAAAACAGTCACAAGCGTTGTCACGACCACGCGGTCGCTGACATTCAGAAAGAAAAATCCTTTTTTTCATTTTGTCATAGTTTTAAACTGGTTAAACATTTCGAGTGCAAATATAAGTAATAATATGTAAAACGCAAAGCAATCCGACAAACATTTATAAATCATTAAGTTTTGGGCCTATATGGGGAAACTTAACCGTTTTACTGAAATACGCAAAAGGTTGGTAAACCCCAATCATGATTTCGCCAGATATGTAAAAGCAAAAGAATATGGGATATTCAGCAGGATTTTTACATGAGATAATCATACCTCTGAACCGTAAGGATGCGAAGGTGGGAAAGTATGGTCTCGACTCGGCAGGCATCGAGTGGGAGGAGGTCGGCTGTCTTCATGCCAATGTCGATTATCAGCGCGGAAAGTCAGCCATGAATGCCGGTAGCCTCGATGCTTATGCCGTCAAAATTGTCCGCATGAGGTGGACGAACGTGTTCAACGAGCGCAGCCGTGTGAAGTATCTGGACAAGACGTATCAGATCATCCCCGAGACGTGGAACGCGAACCACCGCGAGAACACGCTGCAATTCCTGATGCAGCTCATCGTAAATGACAAGTAACTAAACCAAGAAGAGATGAAGAAGACAATCGCAATCATCCACTACAACACCCCAGAGCTGACGAAGGCGGCGGTGCTATCCATCAGGAAACAAGGTGGAGGGAACTATCGCGTGGTCATCTTCGAGAACTCGTGCGAGGCGGCGTTGGCAGACGGGAAGAGACGGGATGCGAGGCCGTTTGCAGGGCTGTTGGCTGACGAGCAGACACGGAAGGCTCTGGGTGAGGTGGAGATTATCGACAACTCACGGGGGCAGTTGGTGGACTTCGACGCGGAACTGGCAAAGTGGCCAAATAAGAAAAACGACGCGGAGAACCGACTGGCACACTTCGGCAGCGCGAAGCACATGATGAGCGTGGAGTGGCTGATTCAGCACATGGACGGGCCGTTCATGCTCTGCGACTCTGACATCCTGCTGAAACGACCCATCGACGATATGTTTGACGAGACGGTGACGGCCTGCGGCTTCATAGACCAAGGGTGGAATAACCCGAAGACGGTGAAGCGGCTGTGGCCGATGCTGTGCTTCATCAATGCGCCTGAGTGCCGCAGACTGGGCATCCACTACTATGACGGTATGCGCTGCTGGGGCATTATGACCGGCACCGACAAGGGGTGCTGGTACGACACGGGGGCGGCATTCCTGGAAGACATCAGACGGACGGACGGCGCGACGCTGAGACAGGTGGACATCCGCGAGAGGATGGAGCACTTGTGGAGCGGATCATGGCGCGAGAAGGACAAGGAAACCGAGGCATGGCTGAACAAGCATGAATCGTTGTGGAAGCCTTCGCCGCGTGAGATGGGCATCAAGGACGTGGCTCTGTGCTGCATAGCCCGGCAGGAGGAGCGATACCTTCAGGAGTGGATAGACCACCACCTGCTGATGGGCGTGAAGCGGCTCTTTATATACGACAACGGACGGGGCGACGAACCCGTGCCTACGTTTGACGATGAGCGCGTGGAGGTCATCGACTGGCGCGACAAGGAGGCGGCACAATGCGAGGCGTATGCTCACTGCTACCGTCGGCACGGACACGAATACGCTTGGATTGGATTCATTGACGTGGACGAGCATGTGCAGGTGAGACAGGGCGAGACACTGACGAACTACCTGAATTGCATGGCCGCAATGAAGGCCGACGTGGTGCTGCTGAACTGGCGGGTGATGACCGACAACGGACTGACACGCTACGATGAGCGACCGATGGCCGAGCGGTTCACACAGCCTATGGCAGACAACCGATGCGTGAGGTTCACGGACATACCG